AACTGCGTCAGTACTAGGGATTGCTAATTGTACAAATGAATGAAAATTAGATATACCAGTACCAGCATTAGCAATACTAACAATAAATGTAAAATGTCCTGGCCCAATATGATTAATAAATGTTGATAATGAAGCTTCAACATAACCCGGTGGAGCAGGGTCACTATATCTAATAAGTGAACCTGGAATAATTAAAAAAAGGTCAACAGTTACGTCTAAGGCGCTATAAGTATGTGATGACATTATGCCTCCGGCACATACAAAGGAGAGCCAAGAATAACTGTATCAATATTCCAGACTGCTACAGTATTGATAGGCATAGGCCATGACCACGGATACCATCTAATATTCTTGGGGTCCATACCATTAGCATAGTTACCAACTAAAACTCGACCATCAGGCATTACAACTAAAATCTTCTTTTGAACAGGAAGATTGACAATCTGAATCTTGCGCCAATCATTCCTATCATAGCTTTTCCAAAGATGCTCAATCTTCCAAGTTAATTCAGGTACAATATATTTACCACTGAATAACTGAAGTCCAGCAAATGTAGCTACAATTAAGAAATCAACTGATGCAGCACCTGTATCTAATACAGTACTAATACCATGCACTCCAGTACCAAGAGCATTATCAATAATAGTGGGTTCCCAACTAGACGGTTCTTGTCCATTATCGACATATGCAACAGTACGAGCACGTTTCATTATATAGAATACGTCGCGCAATTCCCAATGATTACAGATTGGGTTTCCATCTAAAGGTACAATTAATAAACCATCAATTTGGCTAATAGCTTCAGGTTCACCTTTAGCACTAACTAATACAAGAGAAATATCATCATAAGTTGCACCTAAGCACAAACGCTCATGATAGATACTTAAGTTAGCTCCAGCTGGAATAGCTGTATAATTATCAAGTAAGTGTGATGCATCTTCTAATAAGTCAGCATCAAAGAATGAAATGTTATTTAAAAATACATCAGTATTGTTATTGATAATTGCATCTGGAACAAAAAAGAAATCATATCCAGTTGGGTCACCATTATAAGTAGTAATTACTTTCGTCGCGACCAAATGTCGTTTAGTCCATTGAGCGCCACTAAGAACAGGAACAGTACCAAAGGAAACAGAATTAGAAGCGACCGTAGTGAAAGTATTGATTGCATAAATCCCGCTTAAAAAACCAGAATCTGTTTCTCCAACTATTCCAAAAATATGAAAGCCAGCGTCAGTATGACCAGCAGCTCCATTAGCAATAGTAAGTGTCCCGGCAGGAGTGACACCAGCAGCTTGCCTAGCCGCTGTACCGTCTCCGTTATAAACATAAAGGTACTCATTCTGTAAGCCCTTTTGAATATTTAAATCACCTGTAATAAAGGTGTCAAATGGGCTAATGTATCCGCGACCTGCATATGAAACAAATGCAAAGTCGGTCATACCCGTTTTAGTTAATAACGGGCCGTAAATGGTTGTAGCATTTACAAAGTGATAGATTTCACCATCACCATCATCATTTTCAACTAGAATAATTAATGTATTAGCAGTTTGAGTTGGGTAGTTATAAACTCTTAAAATATTCTGTAATGGGCCAACCACATCCTGACTTAACTCAATGCCAGGACGCGTAACAACATTATTACCGACAAAGTCGATATTGTTGCATTCAGTAAAGTGGTCTAATGGGACATTATCTAAATCTCCCCTATCCCACAATCCCTTTAAATTATTAAATGCTATTGCTTCGTGGTCTCTAACAGCCATTTTTATCCTTAAGATGGACGGGGCAGTCTGTGAGAACCGCCCCTTATATTATGCTTTCACATAACCCACCTCCAACTATTTACGTAATAGCTGTCCAAGTTGGTGAAGCTGCTGTACCGCTATTAATATACAAGAGACCTGATGTATAGTTAATGCAGAGAGAACCAGTACCAGCTTGACCAACACCAGTACCAGAAGTTCCATTAGAAGGAACACCAGCATTAGGGATAATGATAATACTGCGCTTAGTAACTAAGCCAGTTAACATACCCCAGATACTCATTGGAGTACCGAAATTCTGAACTGTTTCAATAGCCATACTCTATCCTTTTGGAAAGTATCTAAATAGATACAAGAGTTACCAAGTACTACGTGATGCTTTATAACCTGCTCTGAATGGACGCCTACGCGTCGTAATTCTTTGACGACCTTTAGTTGGAATAGTTAATGCTTTATCAAGACCCATCATAGCATCACTATAAAGCCTATTAGCACGACTATCATTTTCTTCAATATCTGCTGATACTAAAGAAGCAGTTCTATTCCCTAAAAATACAAGAGAATTCTGAACTAATAAATCATCAGTTGCTTGTGTAACGCTTCGAAATAAATCTCTAATATAATCTAATTTAATATCATTGTCAGCATTTGCAGCTAACATTTTAATTTCATTAGTAGCCCATTGGTAATAAACAAATTGGTTAATCTGTGCACCAATTTGATATTGGGGTAAAAAATCAAGTCTAGTCATGGGAGTCCATTGATTTAAATCTCTAGGACTTTCCCAAACAACTTTAGGTTCAATTAAATCATTAGGTAAATGTGGGTCATCTGGTGTATCAGTATCATCAAATGGAATTTCAACAAATCCTGGAACCGCAGCATCTACTGGAATAATTACAGAAGTTGTATCAGTTACAGGAATATTATTAGATTCGTAAATATCTTGTAATTCTGCAAGTGCAATTTTTACAAATGGCAACTGCACCGCATTTGTATAGACCTGTTTATTAACATCATTTAGCCTAGCGGCCGAAAAGTTAATAACTTCTTCTACAGTGAGGTTAACAGTTGCCATTTGTAATCTCTATCCTATTTAGCTGAAGAATCCAAAATTCCCAATTTCTTAGCCAGTTCAATATCAACAATACGATTGCAAGTTGAGCAAACAGGAAATTGAGGATTACGTAAATTACCACATGCAATACACTTAATCTTTTCTTGGTCAACAGTGGTTTTCATCCAATCCCTATCCCTAAGATTTAATGCTTCAGCCGCTAACCGCATTAAATCTGAAATAGCTCTAGGAGAACCATTAGTCTGTGCCCAACCAACATCAGCTAAGCGAATTAAATTATTGTACCAATTCTTCTGCCTACGAACAGCAGTATTGAATGCGTCAGAATATCGTTCCTTAAGTTCCTTAGCATTAATCTCTCCAGGAATAAAGAATAATCCCGGCATAGATTCATTCATGTCGCACATGAGCATACCATTAGCCCAATCCCTAATAATTGAATCAGCAACTTGAACTGCTGAATTAGGAATTTCAATTAATGGCATTTCCTCACCAATATCTCGCCACCATGAAGAAGGCCCAATAATAGTAAATGATGGCTTTTCTTCAGTACCAGCTTTAAGATGAAAGAATCCTGGCTGGATAGTGTATTTCTGTTCAGTAATATCTCTAGGATAAATGCTAACAATAGTAGCTTTATCTAATGGATTAGATTGTTGCCTAATCGTACGCTTATTAGTTGGTGCAATTGAACCGATTAAACCAGATGCCATACTCTCCCCTTAATTGGGCTTTCCGCCCTGTTTTGTACTATCTAAAAATACTCCTGTACCATAACCTAGATGGTCAGTAACACGAGTATCATTACCATATAAACCTTCTACAATCTTAGCTACTCTCTTTTTCTTAGCCTCCAATCCATTATTACCATCTGCTTCAGGGTCTTGATATTGAGCAGTAGGACTTGGCCCTTTGCCTAATCTATGATAAATAGTTTGAACAATAATTTGGCAAACTTCCCAATTTGGAATTAATGGCTCAGTCTTGTTATCCCAAAATGGATGAATAGGTTCATAACTAATTTTAGCTCCACATAATTCATTCTGCTGTTCTTCGGGAACTAAAACTAATCGTTCTAAAACATAGTGTTTCTGAAGATGCGGATACTTAGCAACTTCTCGCTCTTCAGTTACACGCTTAATAAATACTCCACCTTGACCGTAATCTTCCCAAGTACCAAATCTTTTTTCAAATTGGTCTGGTGCCCAAGATACACGCCAAATAGGTAATCCATTAACAACATCTTTACCAAAGCTATCAATTAACTGTCCATTGATAAACTCACGTAAAGACTGATGAGGTTCAGATTTCTCATGAATGATGTTATTCATTGGGTTTCACCAATTGATTAACACTAGCTGAACCAGTACCATGTGTATCGTATACTGAAATCCATTTACCATCAATTTGCTGCGGCCAAATAGTTACTTGTGCCATATGCCCAACTTTAGCATCTAAATCACAATGTAACTTAAAGCCTGCTTCGCGTACTCGACGGAAGAATCCAATATCATCACACCAATGGTCTAATTCTAATTCTCCTAAACGAATCCAAGGCTTTTCAACCTTCTTAAATACTTCAGTCTTAATTAAGCAGCAACCTAATCCAGTTGCTACAATTTCAATTAATCCCTTTTCGTTATCACTTAGATAATGTGTTCTGCAGTGTCCAGTTTCATTAGCATAATCAAAGATAATTGGTGTATGCGGGTAATTTCGCATAAAGTACAAACCAGTCACAATATCTTTGTCATGTGCTAATAAACGAGATAATAAATCCTTTTCAAAAGCAACATCATCATCTAAGAAAAATACATGAGTACAATCATTTTCCAAGGCTTGCTGAATCATTAAATTTCTGTTACGAGCAGGTGACTGTCCGTGTGAGAAAGTAATGATGCTGCCAACTGGTTTATCTAATAAGTTAAAGTAATCATAAAAATCAGCTCGTCTTGCCATTTCAGCAGTTGGTACTGCTATCATTATTTTGTTATCGCCCATATCGAATCTACTGTCTCCTTAATTGGGAACTTTTCATCTACTGCCTGTTTAACTCCAGGCCAATCAGGATGTGTATAATCGTGTCCCGCCAATATACCACCCGGTTTTAGAATCTTGAGACCTTCATCTATATCATGTATTACTGTTTCGTATCTATGGTCTCCGTCGATAAATACGAAATCAAAGTTTCTAACAGTATTTATTTTAGCAAATTCATGAAAGTATCCACGAAATACTAGGAGATTTTTAACATCACTAGTATTTTGTTGAAACTCTACCCATGATTGAGATTGCTCAAATAATACTTTATTATTATTGGTGTAATATGGCCCTTCCCAAGGGTCTATAACTTGTACAATACCTCTAGTGTTATCGCATAATGCTCTAGTTGACCGTCCTTTATAAGACCCAATTTCAAGAATCTTATAGGAAACTTTAGCTGCATATGCTAACCATTTAAGTTCTAAGGGAGACATCCATCCGTCAATGGACAATGCCCTATCGAGATGAATGTCCCCCATAGTCACCTACTTAACGTAGTATTTCGCAGCAATCGGGTTGTAGAATAACAACACCGGAGCATTCTGCGAAACTAACGTAGTACCAACTAACACATTGCCAGTCGTTAGAATATCACCGGGGCTTGCATTGGTGAAAACTAAGCATAGCATGTGCATACCACTAACCGGCGGGCGAATAGTGGTAATGTCAATAGTACCAGTAACCAACGTCATAAAACCCGAAGGGGTAATAGTCGTTGTAGAAGCAATCGTAC